ACATCTTTGAAACTTCTGATAGACCTTCATGAACTCTTCTTTATGACTTGCACTACCATCACCATTTACAATTACAGTGATGGGAAAGTTCAGTCTCTGTGAGTTCTCAAACAGATACATCAACTGATAGTACATCCTATACATCACGGCAGTTGATGCACCTGTAATATCTTTCCACTTCTTCTCATCTAGTGTTGGAATGTTGAGACGAAATTGTTTGATTCTCTGTGGATTTTCAATCAACCAGTCAGTCAGTTCTGTCGTAATCATACTACCATTGGAGATATGTTCATAATCAAATCCCATATCAGTCATCAACTGCAACTTCTCCTTGAAAGTATCATCAAGGTTTGGTTCATTATATGTTGCAAATGAGATGTCATTCAGTTCCCATGGTGTATAGACAGAACGAATTTCATTAAGAATTTTTCTGAATTGTTCCAGGGTCATGCACTCCTTCGGTGCAGGTTTATCATAGGCATTAGGACAAAACCAGCACTTATAGTTACAATGAGTATTGTTTTCTATCTGTGCAATTCTATATCCAAACCCATGAAATTCTGGTAGGGGACGTGATAATTCAGACACAACGATCTAGTGGCAAATAGGTTAGTGAATTGATGTCACCCAGACTACCCTTCACCCAGGTATTGAACGACAAACTAATACGTTCAGTGTCTGATTGGTTAGCAGGAACACTATGAGTCAGGTTACTTGGAAAGATAATTAGTTCTCCCATCTTCATGGGCAGCATGAATGTTGCACTATTAAAGTTATTATACTTATCATTTGATAAACTAATATCTCGTTGTGCTCTACTGCGGAACTGAATGGGTGGTAACTGTTCATTAATGACAGGATACCACACACCACTAATCATACTGTTAGGATGCACATGTTCGTGATGTGACTCACCCTTACCAGATTTATTGATCCATGATTGTGTAATTATCACCTCATCCTTAGAGCACATGATCTCCCGTGCAAACTTAAATATTTTTGATCTGATAAACTCTCTGACATTTGCCAGTTCTGGTTCATCTAATACAAAAGTATTTTCAGATTGTCGATTAT